ACATATCGTGGTGCTGTTCGTTCAGCATGTAATACACGACAAACCGAGATCAACGCTGTTGCTGATGTACCAGCTTTGATTGAGTTGTTGTTTGGTCAACCTACTATTACACGTCAGCAAACAGATGCTGATGGTAACGGTGTGGTTGAACCTGACACCCTTACTGATGAAGAAGGTAACGAGACTGCTAACCCAGTTGCTGGTGATCCAGTCATGGAAACCGTCGCTAACCCTGCCATTGCTACGGCATGGCCTACACCTATTTAATTATGATTACCCTTATCCGTCCCGTTCTGTTCTCTTTTATCCAATCTCCAAAGGTCAAACGATTGATTGTTGACCTGCTACGGAAGTTGGCTTCTACAACAGACAATACCGTAGATGATAAAGCAGTTGACTTTATCGAACGCGGTCTATTTAGTGCTGAGTAATGGAGTGGGTAGAGCCACCTAAACTACCCTCTTTATTGCTCCCTAACGCGCCTAATTTACCTATACCTATACTAGAGGTACCAAGAGCAGATGTGCCGTCTTACAGGCCGCTTGTGGTACCTCCTAACACGCTTAGGCCACCTCCAGGAGTAGAGGGTATTAACTCTGATCCTGCTCCTGAAGCAGAGACCAAGACTCCTACTACTAAACCAGTAACCCCACCTATTACTCCACCTGAAGCTCAGATCATACAAGTCCCATTTACGGACATTGAAGTCCCAATGCCGACTACTACGATCATGACTACAGCAGCAACTACAGCGTTTATCTCTGTAGCTGCCACCCTTGCTGCTACATCACTGTTTAAATACTTAGTGATGCTTATGAAACCCATATTTAAGCAAGCATGGAACAAGCTAACAAAAAAGAAGAAACCAAAGGTTTCCTAGAAAAAGTTAAGGAAAATACTGAGGATGAATTACAGATCCTTGGCACTTTTGTCCGTCTAGGTGTTGTCGTATGGAGTGGTTTTATTATCACTCTTAATTATGTTGACTTGCCTATGATTAAAAAAGGACAAAGTGGTGGTGATATTACTTTTGTAGCTTCTGTCTTTACAGGTGCACTAGCAACTTTTGGACTGACTACATCTAACAGTAAAACGAATCCTAAAACTCCTGATTCTAAAAAGAAAGAAGAATGAAACGTCTTATTTTGTTGATGATGTTAGCTAGCCCAGCTGCTGCTCAAGTAACCCCTAACTTTACGCAAGGTTCAATGCAGTCAACAACAACTACCACCATTGATATTGACCGAACCATTGCTACAAATGTCTACGGTGGTGATTATTCATCATGGTCTGGAACAAACGTAACACCGAGCGGCGACATCGCAGACACCGCTACAACATATTCAGTGACAAATGCTGGCGAGCAATTTCAACTAGAGATTGTAACGAGATCAGCAGGAAAGATTCAAGACAGCCTAGTAACAGAAACAATCGAGCAATCTACTGTTACTACATCCTTATCGGTCTTCTCTCAATAGCACCTGTCTACGCAAACGAAGACCCAACAGTTAAAAATACATCTAGCCCTGTAGCTGCTGCAACAGGCAATGTAACCAACCAGGCGGTGCAATTCCAGAACAATGGAGCACCGTCTAGACAATACTTTGCAGCAAACAGTAGTTGTAATGGAACAACCATGCAGTTCTCGCCCTTTTATATGGGCAACGATACTATTCCTTTCGATAACGAGGGGTATGTACGCAGCAATAACTACGGCGTACAGCTAAACTTTTCTGTTCCACTAGATGGTGGAATGATAGAAACCTGTAAAGCTATCGCCCGCAAGCATGAACAAAAGATGCGTCTTGACTACGAACTTGTTCGTGCTTTAAAATGCACAGAAATTATGAAAAACGGGTTTACCTTTAGACCTGGCAGTTGTGTCGAAGTCCTTTGTCACGACATTGTACCTATTGTTTCACTGACAAATGCCAAACAACAAGAAAAATAAGAACGTTGCACAGTCTTTCGACGATGGCTACCGTACTTTTTCACGACCTATTCTTAAATTTGGTCCTGGTGAAAAAGATCCATACAAAGGCGCACGCAAGCGGCGACGTAAAAAGTTTCGACCTGCAAACGACAACATTGCATAATTATGATTGAAGCAGCTGTATCGGCTGCTGTTGCAATAATCGCAGCCGGTGCTGCTCTGACAAATCGTCTGTACGGACGAATCACAGAAATGGACCGACGCTTAGACACCTTTGAACTGCGTGTAGCAACTAACTACGTACCAAAGGAAGATTTTACAACAGCAATCCAAAAAATTGAGGATCACATGATTCGCATTGAGACTAAAATTGACAAAATTGTAATGAAAAATGGCTAACAAAAAGAAATGGCCGTCAATTAAAGACGCTAAACCTGCTAAATCTACGCCAGTTAAATATTATCCTGGTCTTGGCATTGCACCCACCATTAAACAAGCAAAATTGCCGGGGCAACGCAAAGGCTACAACGTATGAAAAAGAAAGCTACAGAGGATCAATTTAACGAACTGCATAATCTAGTCACTAAAGAGTTTCTTAGCCGGATTAAGTCCGGTGATGCTACCACCCAAGACCTAAAAGCCGCCTGTGATTGGCTTAAAACCAACGACATTAATGGTGTTGCAATGGAAAGCAGCCCCTTAGCAAAGTTGGCAGCCATTATGCCTGAAGTTGATCCTGAACTTGTACAATCTAGGCTACATGGCCGATGAAAACATCTACGTACTACAAACAAAACCCTGCTGCACGTAAACGCCGCCTAAAACAGCAAGGTGACTACAACAAAACTAAAGAGGGACTCAGGATTCGTACTGCTGCTAACAAGCTAAATAAAAAGCTTGGCACATACGGGAATGGAGACGGTAAAGATGCCTCACACACTGGACCTGGCAAAGGTAAAACAGAGAACGCATCTACTAATCGCCGCCGTCCACGAATGAAGCAACGCTACGCATAGCAGTTCACTGCGCTCACATGACCCCTTTACTTCCAACGCCTGATCACTACTTACAAAACCTATTAACCATGACGTCCTCTGAAGCCAAGCGCCTTTGGAGGCGCAGCATCAAAGAACACTTTGGATGCACATGTGTTTATTGTGGAGAAACCTATGAATTACACGAACTTACTTTGGATCACGTTCACCCTAAAACCTTTGGTGGTGAAGATATTACAAGCAATCTCGTACCTAGCTGCAAACATTGTAATCAGGCAAAAGGAAGTACCAATTGGTTGTCTTGGATGAGACAAACATTTGGAATCAATCGGCTTAGAGAAACTCTTATTTATTCACACATTAAGTAATGGCACGTTACGAAAAGAAAAAACCAAACGATTTTGGTCTTGGAAAAGCTACCAAAAAAGAAAAAGCTGATGCCCAAAAAATTGCTAACATGTCGCAAAGTAAGGCACCAGCAACACCAAAATCTAAATTGTCTGCTGCTATGTACACTTGGGCTAAGACTAATATGTCTAAGCTTAAAAGTCCTACCAAAGCACAAAAAAAGATTTTTGATACTTACAAAGCCATGAAGGCTGCTGGTGACAACCCAGCTAACCCCAAGCCAAGAGCTGTTACTCAAAAAAGTAGCAAACCAACTACACAACCTGCAAAAAAAACACAACCTACTGTAACTGCTAAGACAAGACCACAAGGTTCTGGTGTGCAAGGTAGTTTCCGCAAATCAAATCCACCGTCACCTACTGTTAAAAAACGTGTGTCTGGTTCTGGACGTTCAAAGGTGACTAAAGAAGATCCACGTGAGCGGGGTCTGCGGCGCAACCTACGTGAAGCACAAAGTGCAAAAAGAAGACGTGATCAAAAAACAGCGTTTTCTAAACCAAAGATACCTATAAACCCTCCAAAAAATCCTAAAGAAGGTGATATGTATAAGAAACCTTTTGGTAATTTAATGATCTTCAAAAACGGCAAATTTATTCGCAAGTAAATGGCAAAACGTACTTACAATCGTCGCGGTCGTCTAACCGCTAAAACTCCAGTCACTAGCAGCAAGCGCCGCCCACAACGCATCAAAGGTGCACAAACTGCACGTGACACTGGTTCTAAAGATCGTGTGACCCGTGGTCGTGGTGTGACCCGCAACGCCACAGGCGCACCTCGTGGTGCACAAGGCCCGGCAACACCTCCACAGCAAGGCCCTAGCCGACGTGTTAGTGGTTTGATTGGTAGCCGTAACACACCTGCTACTAAACCTACCAGTAATTTACCAAAAGTACCTACACCTGGTGTGAAACTTGGTACTGCAGCTAAGGTTGGCACCCTTATTAATCCTCGGTCTGACTTACCTGCAAAGGTTGTAGCTGCTGCTTCATTGGTGGCTGAAGCACTTGCTAGCCGTAAATCTTCTTCTAAAAAAGGTACTGGCAAACCCATGTCTAGCATGGGCAAAGACTACAAGAAAAAAGAAAAAGAACTTAGTCGTAAAGCTGTTGCTTCTAACTTTGACCGGGCTTTTGCCGCTGCACGTAAAGCTGGTAAAAAAGAATTTACGTGGCGTGGTAAACGCTACAACACCAAAATGAAATAAATGAACAACGTCCTTGAGGCGTTACAGAATGATTTCAAGCTGTTCCTGCAAGCATTGTGGCAGCAGCTTGATCTGCCCTCCCCTACCCGTGCCCAGTATGCAATCGCAGACTATCTTCAACATGGACCTAAACGTCTACAAATACAAGCTTTCCGTGGTGTGGGAAAATCGTGGATTACTGGAGCCTTTGTTCTGTGGACGCTTTTCAATAACCCTGAAAAAAAGATAATGATTATCAGTGCGTCGAAAGAACGTGCTGACAACATGTCTATCTTCCTACAAAAACTAATCATTGAAACACCGTGGTTGGCTTATTTGCGTCCTAAATCTGATGACGCCCGTTGGTCCCGCATATCTTTTGATGTGCTTTGCAGTCCTCATCAAGCTCCGTCTGTTAAATCAGTGGGAATTACTGGTCAACTTACTGGTAGCCGTGCTGACTTAATGATTCTTGATGACATTGAAGTACCAGGTAACTCCATGACCGAACTCATGCGAGAAAAACTACTTCAACTATGTACAGAAGCTGAATCTATCCTTACTCCTAAAGCAGATAGCCGTATTTGTTACCTTGGTACCCCTCAGACATCCTTTACTGTCTATTCTAAGCTAGCTGAGAGGTCCTACAAGCCCTTTATTTGGCCTGCTAGGTACCCTAGGAAGGTTAGCCAGTACGAAGGCCTCTTAGCGCCGCAGCTGGTGGCCGACATAGACAACGGTGCAGAACCGTGGAACGTTACTGACCCTGATCGCTTCGCTGATAATGACCTTATCGAACGTGAAGCAGCTATGGGACGTTCCAATTTTCTTCTCCAGTTTATGCTGGATACATCCCTTAGTGACAGTGAAAAATTCCCCCTTAAAATGGCTGACCTTGTCGTCACTGCCGTTAATCCTACTACCGCTCCTGACTCCGTTATCTGGTGCTCAGACCCAAGAAACGTCATCAAAGAATTACCAACAGTTGGTCTTCCTGGAGATTATTTCTACTCTCCAATGCAACTCCAAGGAGAATGGCATCCTTACGCCGAAACAATCTGCAGTGTTGACCCGTCGGGTCGAGGAACAGATGAAACGGCAGCAGCTTTTATATCCCAACGAAATGGTTTTTTGTACTTGCACCAAATGTGTGCTTACAAGGATGGATACTCAGACAACACACTATTGGACATTCTAAGATACTGTAAAAAGTACAACGTATCCAAACTCGTTATTGAAACTAACTTTGGTGATGGCATCGTAGCTGAACTCTTTAAAAAACACCTTCAACAAACTAAACAAGCAATAGACGTTGAAGAGGTCCGTGCCAACGTACGCAAAGAAGACCGCATCATTGATGCCCTTGAACCCATTATGAACCAACACAGATTGGTGGTTGACAAAGACGTCATTGATTGGGACTACAAGTCGAACAAAGACGAAGCACCCGAAAAACGTCTTCTTTACATGCTGTTCTACCAGATGTCTCGGATG